GTTCTTGATCGCTTTGCGGGTCTCACCGTCCATATAGAATGTCTGTTTATTATCAACGACGTTTTTCACGAAATCCGTCCATGAGAAACCGGTGCTTGTTTGCGTGATCTGCCGGCATACGTCCCCATACGTGGCTAGGGAGGCACGATTGAAAATCCCGTTCAAGGCGTTGATATGCTTCTCGACGTAGGCGGCGTACGTGGTATCAAGCAAGACCGTTATGTCGGCCCGGTATTGGGCTTTCTCGTTCTCCGCCAACTGTTTTTGCCGGGCCTCTTCCTCACGGCGTTTTTGCTCTTCCAGCTTCTTGGCGGCGTATTTGTTACGCTCCATCTGTAGCAGATAAGGGATGGTTCCCTTGGATTTGGCGTCTATGGAACCCTCTAGTGTCGTGAAACGTTTGGATATAGCCGTTAGCATTTGGGTTAACGGCTTCCGGCGGTTGTTCATGTTCTCTACGGTCTTCTTTGACTTCGCAAGGTATTCTTGTACCGCAGTGTCGATCTCGTCCGTGCCGATACCTCCATTTCCCTCAATCGTGTCCAAGAGGGTTTTCCCTGCGTTCGTGCAAGCTGAGACCGACGCCTCATTGCGGGCGAGAATATCCGGGGCTGTCTGTAAGATGCTAATGACCTCGTTAGCCTTGAAAGGTAAATTGTTATTCTGTGTATCCATGTCGATAAAATTTTGAATGTTGATATTGAACTCTTAAAATCCGGCTTCTTCATCTTCTTGTGATATTTGGGCTGTTATACCAGATACGGGTACCGGTTCCGCTTGCGGTTGCTCTCCGAATCCTTGTAAAGGATTTTCCGATTGGGGCTGGAGGGCTTGCGGTTGCTGTCCGGCTTGATTGGGCTGGATAACGGTTGTTTCTTCCAGTCCGTAGTCGATCTCTTGCGGTTCCTCCTGTGTCTCGAATGAGGAGAACTGTCCCGTGCGTACCTTGGGATATCCGTCGAAAGCGTGCTTGATAAGCTTGCTTTCCAAGAATCCCGGATCAATACCTCCTTCGCTAGAGGTATAAAGGGCATTGGCCTTCCCTTCTTTCTGCCGGGTTTGCGGGTTCCATTTCTGGTTGTTCTTAAAGCTGTACGCTTCCAATCGCTTGATATCGCCTTCCATCATCCAGTGCCAGTCCACGGTACCGTC